GGCAATGCACCACGCAGCGGCGGCCTTGACGGGCAGGGCGGCTTTCTGGCGATACTCCACCCGCGCGAAACGGTGGTCGATCACCACAAGGGCCAGGCCACCGCAGCAGGGCCAACCTATGTGACCGTCAACGTCAACACCACCACCGGGGAAACGCAGAGCACCGCAACCGATAGCGATCGCCGACGGCTGGGGCAGGACATCGCTCAGGTTGTGGATGCGAGGATTGTGCATCATCGCCGCCCCGGTGGGCTGCTCAATCCGTCTAGGAGGTGACCATGGCTACGTTCTACTTCACGCCCGACTTCGGGCTAGATGAGCAGCATGAACCGCGGATTCTGCGCACCGCCATGGGCGATGGGTATGAACAGCGGTTGGCGTTTGGATTGCAGACCCAGCCGGTGATTCTGAATCTGTCGTTCGTGAACCGCTCACTGGCGGAAGCGGAAGCGATTGATCGGTTTCTGACAGAGCAGGGCGGGTATCAGGCTTTTGATTTTGCGCCGCAATATCGAGGCCAGCGGAATCTGCTGTCGTGGTCTGAAGACTTCAGGACGACTGCGCTGGCTGGCAGCACTAGGCCATGGTTGCATAGTGCAAACATTATTTTGACGCATAACAGCGGCGGCACCGGCACTGCACCGCTATCGCCGATTGGCGACAATACAACTAGCACCGTTTCGGTGGAGACAACCTCAGCAAACAATCATGTATTATTTAATGATTCTATCGCCGTAACGCCCGGCGTAACCTATACAGCATCGGCCTATGTCTATCTGCTTTCTAGCATTACATCATCTGAGTTTCAGGTTTTGGTCCGTGACCAAAGCAATGGGCAGATTCTGTACGGTGCTTCATTGCCGCCGGGTGACTTTCTACAGAACCAATGGTGGCGCCATGCTGTGACATTCACAGCCCCAGCAGGGTGCACAGTATTGCGGTACGATCCGTTCCGCATAAGCAACACCGGCACCGGCACGGGATACCTATGGGGCGCGATGCTGAACGTCGGCAGCACACCACTTGACTACCAGCGAATCGACGGCAGCTATTCTGATCCGGTAATCGGTAAATACGTCTGCGAGCGGTGGAGCCTTACGCCGCCATCCTGCAACCTTCGCACCATTACAGCGACCTTCCGTCAGGTGTTTGAGCAATGACGTTCTCTGAAGCCCGTAGCCCATCACCTTCGGCAATTATTGAGCTTTACCAGCTGGATCTAAACGCCGCCCAGCATGGTGTTACCCAGTCCTACTGGTTTCATGGCGGCACCAATATCAAAGACAACGGGGAGGTTGTATGGAATGGCCAGCCATATCAACGGCTGCCGATTGAAGCGGACGGGTTTGAATACTCTGGTACTGGCCAGTTGCCACGGCCTAGGATTCGTGCATCCAACCTGATGGGCGGTCTATCAGGATTGATTCAGATATTTCCTAGCGGGCTTGAAGGTGCAAAGATCACCCGCATCCGTACCTTTGCGCGATTCTTGGATGCGGTGAACTTTCCCGGTAACGTCAACCCATACGGTACGCCATCGCCTACAACTGAACTGCCGCGCGAGATTTACTACCTTGACAGGTTGGTGGTTGAGAATCGGGAGTTCGTTGAATACGAAATGGCGGCAGCGTTTGACCTCGCAGGCGTGAGGCTACCTAAGCGGCTGGTGATGGACAACCTATGCCCGTGGGTGTACAAGGGCATTGAATGCGGCTACACGGGCGGGTTGGCAACATGCGAGAAAACGCTGGAGGCATGTAAAGAACACTTCGGCGAGAATGCTGACCTACCCTTTGGTGGGTTCCCTGGTGTTGGTGGGTTTGTATGAGCTGGCAAGCTGCCGCCTGTGCCCATGCTGCTGAGGTTGCTCCTGCTGAGGCCTGCGGCCTGCTGCTGGTGATCAACGGCCGGCATCGGTATTGGCCCTGCCGCAACATCTCACAGGCGCCGGAGCAGACCTTTGTGATCGACCCTGCTGACTACGCCCGCGGCGCGGATGCTGGGGCAGTGGTTGCGATCGTGCACAGCCATCCCGAGGGCGACCCGATGCCATCCGATGATGACCGTCTGAACTGCAACGCAAGCGGCGTGCCGTGGTGGATCACAACGCCCGGCGGCCATTGCCAGCAGATCACACCACCTGTAGCGGTACCGCTACCGCTGGAGGGCAGACCGTGGGTGTGGGGCATCAGCGACTGCTGGGATCTGTCGCGGGAGTGGTATGGCCGCCATGGCCTGACGCTGCCAGATTGGCAACGGCCGAGCAGGGCAGAATTCAATGCTGCGCCGTGGTTTGATCACCTCGCCGCTGAGGCTGGATTCCATGAGGTGCAGGAGCCACCGGCATGGGGCGATCTGCTGTTCATGCGCCTGTCACCTGGCGCCACGATGACCGACCATGTAGGCGTAGTGGTGGGCGACCGACTGTTGCATCATCTGGAAGGTAGACTAAGTTCTAGGGACCGCATGATCCCCTATCTTGCCTGCGGCTACCGGGTGATGCGCCATGAGGACAGTTCGGCTCTACGGCCCGTTGGCAGCTTTCCTAGGCCGCGATGAGCTGAGCGCTGAAGTGTCGTCACCAGCTGAAGCGGTGCGGATGCTGGTTGCAAACTGGCCAGAGATTGAACAGCACATGGCGCAATATCACTATCAGGTGATTGTGGGCAGCAATGAACTTGCATTGATTGATGAGCCGCAATCGCTGCACTATCCAGCGGGTGAGAATGAGGATATACGGATCATCCCAGTTGTTGGCGGCTCCGGCGGCGGCGGATTCTGGCAAGCGCTGGCGGGCGTTGCGCTGATCGGCCTGTCGTTTATTCCTGGTATCGGTGCGTTTGGTGTTGCATTGATGCGTGGCGTTGGCATCAGCCTCGCGCTAGGTGGTGTGGCGCAGATGATCGCCCCAACCCCGACGTTAAATATGGGGCCAGATTCTGAAGCTGACCCTAGGAAGTCCTACAGCTTTAGTGGGATTCAGAATACCGCCAGGCAAGGCGTGCCCGTGCCTGTTGTCTATGGTCGAATGCTGATCGGTAGCATTATGATCAGCCAAGGGATCAACACTGACAAGGTGAAGAAATAATGGCAAAGCGCAATAACAAAACACGTGGCCCACGGAATGTAGTATCCGGAACGGAGACGCGCGACCCGAAGGGTAAGGTAAAAGCCGGTCAACCTGGCACTGTTGGCCTAAAGGATATATCGGTTGATTCTGATTCTGGCAAGGTTGACAAGGACGACCTAGTGTCAGAGCAGTTCGTTGAAATCCTAGACCTACTGTGCGAAGGGCCAATCAAGGGCGTAGTAGGTGAACGGCGTGGTGTATTCCTAGAGCAGACGCAGGTAGAGGACGACCGAGGTAAACAGAACTTTGAGGATACCGAGATCCGTTTTCGTACCGGCGAGAACGATCAGACACGCTTCAAACTCATTGATAATATCGAACGCGAGGTGCCGGTTGGTATTGCGCTAACCAAAGGCACACCGATCATCCGCACTATCACCGACGTTAACGTAGACGCGGTGCGGGTTACAATCAACGTGCCGCAACTGCAGAAGGTTGGCAGCAAAGGCAAGATCAAAGGCAGCAGCGTTGAGCTTGAGATTGCCACAAAATATAGCGGTGATGCAACATGGAACATTGAGCTGGAGCGTAAGATCAGCGGCCGCACGTCTGACCTATATCAGAAAGACTATAAGGTAGAACTAGACGGTACTTTCCCGGTTGATATTCGTGTCCGGCGCCTGTCTAAGGATTCAGACGATCCGCAGGAAGTCAACGCCATTAGCTGGAGCAGCTACACCGAGATCACCCGCGAACGGCTGCGGTATCCAAACTCTGCGCTGGTAGCGCTGCGCTTCAGTGCTGAACAGTTCGGCTCCATCCCAGAGCGGATGTACCTAGTGGATGGGCTGGAGATCCTGCTGCCAAGCAATGCAAGCGTTACGGATGATGGCCGCGTCACCTACAGCGGCGCATGGGACGGCACATTCTCAACAACCCGGCAATGGTGTTGTGATCCGGCGTGGATCCTATGGGATCTGCTGACCAATACACGCTACGGAACCGGCGATCATATCCAAGCCGCGCAGCTGGATAAGTGGGCATTCTTTGCCGCCAGCCAATACGCTAATGCCCTGGTGCCAGATAACCGCGGCGGGTTTGAGCAGCGCTTTGCCTGTAACGTCAACATCCAAACATCCGAGGAAGCGTACACGCTAATCAACAATCTGTGCAGCGTATTCAGGGCGATGCCGTTTTGGTCCGCTGGTGCGTTGACGATCAACCACGACCGACCGCAAGCGCCCGTTGCACAGTTCACGCTGGCGAATGTAGGACCGGAAGGATTCGCCTACGGCAACAGCAGCCTAAAGCGTCGGCCCACCGTTGCGGTTGTCCGCTACATGGACCTCGACGCCATGGATGTGGAGTTTGTGGAGGTGCAGGATCAGGCAGCGCTGGCGAAGTGGGGCGTGGTGAAGGCTGAGGTTGAGGCGTTTGCCTGCACCAGCCGCAGCCAGGCCGAACGGGTCGGTGAGTGGCTGCTCTATAGCGAGTGGAACGAAAGCCAGACAATCGAGTTCACATCCTCGCTTGAGGCTGGCATCGTGTGCCGCCCTGGCAGCGTGGTGGAGGTGCTCGATCCGTTGCGGTCGGGTCAACGCCGCGGCGGGCGGGTGGTATCGGCCACCACGACGGCGGTGACGGTTGACAGCGCTTCGGATCTAACCGGCACCGGCACCCTCACCGTGACGATGGCGGACGGCAGCCTAGAGAAGCGATCGGTGGTGAGCATTGCCGGCAATGTGATCAACACCGCTGCATTCTCCGCTGCCCCCCAGCCTGGTGCAGTGTGGGGCCATGACGTGCCGGATGTACGGCCAAGCCTATGGCGCATCGTCAAGGTCAGTGAAGAGGAGCGCGGTCAGTACCGGCTAAGCGGTGTTGCATACAATGAAAGCAAGTATGACTACATCGAACGATCGCGGCCGCTTGCGTTCCGTGATATTGGCATCCTGAACGATCTGCCACCGGCGCCGATCAACTTGGTAGCCGAGTCGATACTGTATGAAGAAAACGGCAGCGTTTACATTCGGATTGTAGTGACATGGGAGTCAGTCCCAGGCGTTAGTGAATACCGCGTCCTATGGCGGCAGGATGACGACAACTGGAGTAGCGCGGTTGTCTCACGCAATGACTACAACATAGATCAGGCCAGCCCTGGTACCTATGTGATCCTGGTGCGTTCGCGTCGTGGATTCGTAGAGTCTGAACATGCCGTACTGGTACATGTTGAAGGTGGGGTAACAACACCACCGCAAGATGTAACCGGCCTAACGCTGATACCAATCAATGAGCAAAGCGCAACGCTCAGGTGGGATCCATCGACAGAGCTTGATGTGCAACTTGGCGGGTCGCTGCTGATTCGTCATTCGGTCAGCACCACCGGCACTGCAACATGGGAGGACAGCATCGAGCTGGTGCCGCCAGTTGGTGGGAATCAAACTGAAAAGTTGATCCCCCTAATTAATGGCACCGTGCTGGTGAAGTGGCAGGATCTATCGGGCAACCGCTCAATCAATGCTGCCACGGTGCTGGTGACGCTGCCCACACCGCTGCCGCGGCTGCTGTTGGTTGAATACCTAGAGCATGACACCAGCCCGCCATTCGATGGCGACGTGGTGGATATGGTCTATGACGCTGGACTAGATGCGCTGGTGCTGGCCGGCGGTGGGTTGTTTGATGATCTGACCGGTCTGTTGGATGATCTGACTGGCGATTGGGATGACCTGACCGGCCCTACCGATGTAACCTCTGCCGGGTCGTACAACTTCGGCAGCACATTTACGGCTGCCCCTGGTGTGTTTGACATCAACGTCCGACGTTATATCGAAGCTGGGCCAGTTGTTGTTGGTTCGTTGTTTGATGATCGCCAGGGCAATATCGATGATTGGCCCGGCAACTGGGACGGTGACCTGGTGGATGGCACAGATGCAACGATGTACGTTCGCGCAACGCTTGACGATCCGACCGGGACACCAACCTGGGGGCCATGGCGTGTGCTGACCAATAACCTGATCCGTGCGCGTGGGCTGCAGTTCAAGCTAGAAGCGGTATCACGCGACCCATCGCAGAATATCGCGGTGACAGCACTGGGCGCGGTGGTGGAGCTGCAGCAGAGGGTTGAGAACTCGGGCAGCATTACGACAGCATCGGTCACAAATATCACCTTTGCGCAGCCGTTCTACGAAACACCGACGCTAGGCATCATGGCCATCAACATCGGTACCGGTGCGTTTTACCAGATCACCAACTTAAGCCGCACGGGATTTACGATAACCTTTAGAAACAGCTCGAACGCGATCGTCAATCGCGTTTTCTACTACACTGCAGTCGGCTACGGCCGGGAGATCACCTAATGGCTCAGCACGATCAGGTCATTGCTAACCAGTCCGCCTCAGCGGTTCGGGCGGACATCAACAGCGCGCTGGCGGCACTGTTCAGCAACAGCAGCAGCACCAACGGGTCGCAGCCAAGCCCGACGGTGGCGTATCAATTTTGGGCCGATGGACAGAACGGCATCATGAAGATGCGGAACGGCGCCAACAGCGGCTGGATCAACCTCTACACCTTGGATGGTGTTACTGATTATCTAGGCGACGCCAACTTCTACACCACGATTGACAGCAGTGTCCCCCGGCTGCAGTTTGATACTAACGACTTCATCTCCTACGATCGCTCTACTAATACCTACAGCTTTAATGTAGGCACTACATCCTATGCCAAGGTTGACGGCAACGGACTGGTCACCTCGCAGGTCAGGGTTGCCGATACTTCCTACGGCTACGCACTCAACGCCGACGCTACATCGTCCTTTCTGTCGTTTGCGGCCAATGATTTCTTTGCTTTTGACCGCAGCACGAACACCCTACGATTTCTGCTGGGTGGCGTTACAATATTCAGCTTTGCCGACGGATTCGGCTCGATTGATTCTGCTGGTGGCGCCGGTGGTCGCCTTAAATCGAGCAATAGCTCAAACTCCATGAGGCTTGGCTATGCCGCGCCTTATCCTACAATTGCTGTTGACAATACAGCTTTCCAGATTGCATCTCCTTCGGATATTAAGCTCAAGCAAAACATTGAAGACCTATCGCTAGATGATGCCTGGCAGCAAGTGCAGGCGATGCGCCCCGTATCGTTTGAATGGATCCAAGGGCCATCAGGCCGTCAGCCTGGCGTCATTGCGCAAGAGATGGAGGTGATCAATCCTGGGTTCGTGCTGCCGCCTACCGAGGGCTTTGACCCGCAGGAGCAGGTGATGCAGCTCAACACCTCCGCCATCATCGCCACCCTTACCGCAGCGCTGCAGCAGGCAATGGCCAGAATTGAGGCACTGGAGCAGCAGGCGGCGTAACCTATACCCATAGTTGACCAAGGGCAGTGGTTGAACTCATGGCCGCCGCCCTGGCGGCAACACTAGGCGGGGTGTTTACTGCCGCTGGCATCGTCTCCAATCGGGTGCGCGAAAACCGCGAGGTGGTGATCCGCCTTACGATCGCGGTCGAGAATGTAGGCCAGCAGCTGGAGGCGCTCCATACCGACATTCGGCAGGATCGACGGGAGATGTACGGCAGGCTGGCTAATCTGGAGCAACGCACCGCACGGCTTGAAGGAGCACGGCAGGCATGATTGACAATCCCGACAAGCCCGTCGCCCGGCACCCGCATCCATGCGCGGCGCTGATCATCCGCTCGGTCCTCGTGTGCTACGCCGTCTGGGGCGGCAGCCTGGTGGCTGACCTCGCTCATTGCCTCTCCACCGGCCGGCAATGCGATGCGCAACGGCAGGAGCTGAAAGGTGCCGCCACGCTGGTTCCGGCTACTCTGTTGGCATGGCTTGCTGAGTCACCCTTCCCTGGGATGAAATGATGCCCAAACCCGGCGACTATTGCCAGAACTTCAACCAGCAGCAGCCGCACCATATGGCATGGCTGCAAGCGGTGCTAGAGCGGCTGGTAGAGCTCGATCCGAAGGCGCTCGATCGTGACCAGCCGTTGTACTCATCCTGGATGCCACCGCAAGCGCAGCAGCAGCAGGACACCCGCTGGCTGGAGCCCGCGCGAAAGATCGTCGCAGAGTTTGAGGGTTGCCGGCTTGATGCCTACATCTGCCCCGCTGGTGTGCTGACCATCGGCTACGGGCACACCGGCCCTGCGGTGGTGGAGGGCATGAAGATCAGCCAATCTGCAGCCGACCTCATGCTGCAGCAGGATCTGATGCGGTTTCACGAGGGCCTGCTGGAGCATCTGCCGATGATCGAGGATTGGCCCGGCCATCAGCAGGCGGCCCTGGTGTCGTGGGCATTCAATGTCGGCCTGGGTGCGGTGAGGACCTCCACCCTTCGCCAGAAGCTGCTGGCCGGTCAAGATCCGGCAAAGGTCATACGCGAGGAACTGCCGCGGTGGAACAAGGCAGACGGTCGGGAGCTGGCCGGCCTGACGCGCAGGCGGGCTGCTGAGGTGGCCTTGTTCACCGGCACCAAACCCCTAGAGCCGCCCGCAACACCCGGCAAGCTCACGCCCGCGTCACCGTTCTCCGCCAACATCACACCACACATCAAACTCGGTGAGTTTGCACTGCATCAGGAAGTGCGGCGGTTTGATCATCAGCATCAGATCGACACCGCAGCCGAGCTTGCCGCATTCCTAGAGCGTACCCGTACACGCTTCGGCAATCGGCCTGTGATCATCACATCCGGCTATCGCCCGCCCGCCGTCAACCGTTCCGTAGGTGGTGCCTCCCAATCCGAGCATCTCTACAACGCCCCTGGCGTCGGCGCCGTGGACTTCTACATCGATGGCGTCAACACTCAAAAGGTGCAGGATTGGTGTGATAAAGAATGGCCGTATTCTGTCGGCTACGGTGCACCTAAGGGCTTCGTTCACCTCGGCATCCGCGCCGGTCGTCCTCGCGTACGGTGGGATTACTGATGGGCTGGGCAACCTGGCTATCGCGCACCCCGTCGCTTGAATCGCAGGCGAGTCTGGCCATCGCACGCCAACAGCTAGCGACCATGCACCCGGATCAACTCCGCGGTGTGGCCGATACCTTGGTCACCGGCAACCATCAACTGCAGCATGCGCTACGCGGCGCCATGGGGCGGATTGCGGAGCTAGAGCTCAGCCGTGCGCTCTGTGATCCTGAGGCAATCGCCCGCGACCTACAGCATCAGCGGCAGCGTGGGTTGTTCGTATTCTTCCGCTACCACCTCGCTCAGCTGCTCTACCGTCTGGCCGATTACATCACGCCCTAGCGCTGCTAGTGCAGCATCCGCCAGCCGCTGCACCCTGCTGGCCTGCAATCCCTCCGCACGGGCCACGGCACTCAATGAAACCGGTGGCCCTTCCAGGCCCCACAAGCTGGCGATGATGCGGCGCGACTGCGGCGGCAGCCGATCAACCGCCAGCGCCAGCAGCTGCAGGCTTTCGACCGCTTCGATGCTCCCACCTTCAGGCGCCGGTATGCTCTCGCCGATCGGTGCACCATCATCCCGCCATGGGTTGGGTTGATCGAGGCTCACCACCGCAGCAGGGCGGCATAGGATCGCGTCAAGCTGCTCAACCGTCTGGCCCATCGCCGCGGCGATCTCCGCCCTTGTTGCCGGCCGCCCGAGCTGGTGACCAAGTTGTGCAGCAACCTTTGAACAGCGGTTAAGGCGATCCTGATGAGTGGTTGGTAGCGTGATCGTGCGTGAATGCTTCTGGAGGAATGCGTTGATCTTTTGCCGGATCCACCAATAGGCGTAGGTGGAGAACTTGTAACCACGGGTCGGGTCAAACTTTTCTACCGCAACCATCAGGCCAAGGTTGCCGGCTTGGATTATGTCGTCATGATGCTGCTGTGGTATCGACCGATACCGCTCGGCGAACAATACAACGAGGCGAAGGTTGGCGCGGATGAACCGCTCGCGAGCCCGCCGGCCGCGGCGTTCAATCGCTAGCGGCACCGGTGGGGGATGATCAAGCCATGCCCTGATCTGGCTGCCTAGCGACAGCTCCTGTGCTGGCGTGAGCAGTGGTGTGCGGCTGGCTTGGTCGTGCCACCAGGTCACGGGTTAGGCGGCGTGGGATGAGGGCATGGTAGGCGACGCAGCTGCGCCAGCTTGGTATGGACGAGATGCTCGGATGAGACGGTCCCGACCCGGCCTTGATAGGTGATGCGCACTTCGCCGTTAGGGAGGCGGTGGATGGTGTGGTCAGTCTCTGGCATGCCCTCGCTCGATCATCTGATCGTTAATGCTGGTGTCGGATCCTTCAACCCATACCGTGGCGAGCCACCGGCCGAAGCCGTCGCGCTTGATGGTGTGAAGGATCAGCGGCTGCTGGCGGCCGGTAGGGTTCAGCAGCTCTGCCAGTTCGTGCGTTGCTTCCAGATGACCCGGCTGGCCGCGCTCCGGGGCATCAATCGCCAGCAACCGCAGCCGCTGGAGGGTGAACACCTTGAAGCCAAGGTCTAGCATTACGTCGATCGTGTCGCCGTCGATGATGCGCTCTAGCGTGGCGCGGTAGTGGTGGAGGGTGTGGGTCATGTCCACTCAGGTTCAATGATGCACGAAACCAGCTTGCGGCATTGCAGCAGCTCGCTGGCAAGGTTGACTGCTGATGGCAGTGTGGGAGCAACCACTACTAGGTCGCGGTGCTCGCCGTGGTCTGTGGCCATGGTGACTAGCCAGCTAAGCCAGGGTTCGGTCATTCGCAGTACGCCCCACCGCTGCGGATCTGCTCCCAGTGGTATCGACCGGGTTGGTCCCTGTCCTCCGGGATCGTGACCGTGAACAATGATGGCGGCAGGCGATCAGTGCACTGACTGCCGGGATAGCCAGGAGCTGGCTCGGTGAGCAGCTCGCGGTGCTGCACTGCACGTAGCAGGGTACCGCTAGTGCTGCGGTACTCCCACAACATGAGGCCGTCTTCCGTGCTCATTTTGAGTACGGAGTGGCATAAGTCACTGTAAGGATTGAAGGTCCGGCCCGCTTCCCAGCGTGCAATCTCGACCCACATCTCCTGTGGGGTGGCGGCTTGCAGAGCTGCAAAGGAGCAAAACTGCTCCATGGTCAGCTCATACGGCTGACCGGCGATGTGATCGGAAAACATGGGATGGATACGATGGGATGGGTTGCCGGATAGGCCCCGGCGGGCCGTGGAGTGGGTCAGTTGTCGCCCCACACTTGCTCCAGCAGGGCTACGCGTTGCCCATGCGTCATGGAATGGAACTCATCATCAGAAACGGCGATGTCAGGATCAAACCACTCGCGCCATAGGTCGAGATCGGCGGCAGCTTGAGCAAAGGTGGGAGCGGTCATGGGCGGGCAATCAGGAGTGCTGTTTCCTTCTGGCCGCTTTGATCGCCAAGTGTATAATCCGCATCATCATGCGGGCCGCAGGACCACTCGTCATGAACATTGAGACGGATTGGCGTTTCTTCTAGCCCGTCTACGTCGTGGTAACCACCTTCGTAACCGTCAATTATGACCCGCATTTCTGGCGGATGCTTTTGTAGTTGGTCGATTAGATCTTGAACAGTCATGGGAACGGATGCAATGGGAAAGATTGCCGGGATAGGCTCCCGGCCGGCCGGGGGTGGGTCAGTGAACGTAAGCCTTGTAAATGCCGGTCCAAGGGTAGGGAACGAGTGCAGACCTTGTAGCGTTTTCACGTTCTGCTAGGTCGCTCTTGCCGTTTTCACTTGCACGAGCGGCCCGCCATGATGCGTTGAATCCTGCGAGCTTCATCCAGCCGTGGTAAATCCTTGAACCGCAATCGGCTTGGGCGGCAAGAGAGGGGTAGCGGTGATCAGTGATGATGGCGTGCATGGAACTGATGGGATGGGATGGTACCGGGTCCGCCCCGGTGATCTAACTGTAACGCCTGGCGGACTAGGTGTCAACCTGCCGCCGCCGCCGCTTGCGCTCCGCATCAACTGCACGGCCGGCTGGTGTGCGCTTCCAGCACCGTGAGCACAGGGGCGCGGTGCGAGTGCTCAGCACCCTGGCGCCACACTGAGGGCACACTGGCACGGGCGGTAGCTTGCCGGCCTTCCGCAGCCGGTGGCGGTGGACGCGGATTAGGGCTGGGTCAGGCATCGTCATACAGAGCCCATGCCCGGCCGATGGAGTAGCCCCGCAACCCTGAGCGGCCCCAAAGTGCCGCTATTCTCACGCCAAGCCAATGCGCTGTTTCCCAATATTCTTGGGCAATTAAGCTTTCACACCAGCTGGGATACCACCAGCAACGACGACCTAGGGCGAACGGAATAACAGGCACTTGTTGCACCATTGCAACAGTAGGACAGCGTAGATACATGGCGTGAGAAGCAATGGGAAGGATTGCCGGGATAGGCTCCCGGCCGGCCGTGGAGTGGGTCACTCGGCAATGAATGCTTCGGCTTGACGGCGGTCGTACCAGATCAGACCGCTGCCGTCTTTCTCGGCAATCAAAAGAGAACCCCAGAACTCGACAAAATCGTCCATGGTGTAGCCGGCTTTTTCAAGGAAGTAGCTAATGTTGCAGCCGTTGGTGAGATAGACGCGGTTGATGGTGGGGATCATGGGATTGGATGGGATGGGATGACGGGAGCCCTTGCCCCCGATGCTCATACTGTAACGCCTGGCGGACACGATGCCGGCCCCCGGCGTGGTCAGTTCACAGGTTGTAACATCCGGCGGACGGTGCTCCTGCTGCAGCCGAGCCGATCGGCGATCCGCTGCTGCGTCCATCCGTCGCGGCGCCAACGGCGGGCACGCTGGGCGCGGGTCTCAGTGGCCCATAGCAGGATCAACAGCGGCAGCAGCAGCAGGGCCACAGCCCATGCAATAGCGCAAGCGGTCATGGTGTGAAATGCGGTGGGACGGCCGGCCGGAGCGCTCAGGCTTGACGGCAGGCGGTAATGGGTGCCGGGGTGTGCATGCGTGGACCACCGGCCATTGGTGGTGGTTTACGCCCCCGGCACGCAGACCATAGACACACGACAGCTAACCTGTCAACCAGCCGCCCCTGACCGTGCAGTCACACATCGAGGGGGCGCAGCTCGTGACGCGTCGATCCTGGCGAGCCGCGATCTACGACGCATGGGAACGCCGCTGCGCATACTGCGGTGCACCAGCGCAGAGCCTGGATCACATCATCCCGCGGTGCCAGGGCGGCCTGACGGTGCGGCAAAACCTCGCCCCCGCCTGCCTCTGCTGCAACCGGCGCAAGGGCCACCAACCCTGGCGGGACTGGTGGCGACAGCAACCCAGCTGGTCACCCGAGGCAGAGGCCCGCCTGCAGTCATGGATCGAAATGGTGGCGGATGGTGACAGATGGGGGCCGATGGTGTAAGGTGTTGGCCATGGGCGCCGATGCGGTGCCCCTTCCCATCCCATGAACATCACAGTAAACGGCGTTGAATACGCCCCAGTCTCAGAGCCCGGTAGTCGCCACGTCGTGGTCGTTGACCGCGGCTGGATCTTCGCTGGCAACATGACACGCGAAAACGGACGCATCAAGCTAACCCAATGCGTTTGGGTATTCCGCTGGGAATCCTGCGGTTTTGCTGCAGTAATTGACGATCCATCCAAAGCTGACATTCGGCCGTTTGCCGATATTGACGTGCCGGAAGGATCAGAAATCTATTCAATCCCTGTTTCTGATCAATGGGGGCTGCGATGACGGCAATAGTCGGCAACGGCAACGGCTACGGCTACGGCTACGGCAACGTCAACGGCGACGGCTACGGCTACGGCAACGGCGACGGCTACGGCTGCGGCTACGGCTACGGCTACGGCTACGGCTACGGCGACGGCTACGGCGACGGCGACGGCTACGGCTACGGCGACGGCGACGGC